AATAGATAGTGTTACAAATGTTACGGGTTCCCCAACAACAAATATTACAAGTTCAGGTTCACCTTATACGCTAGGAAACGCTATAACAATTGGAACTGCGATTGACGTAACAGCTAGTGTAAGTTCAGTAATTAATTTAAATATAACCCGATAATGAGTGAATTATACATAAAAGTGCAACCACCAGCCTCAACAGAATGGCAAAGACCAACTGAATGGTTAACGATGCCTACAATCGTAGATAAAGTTTTATATGGTTTAGTTTTTGTATTTGAGAATGGGCAAAATGTAATGCGAGTAGAAGCTAATAGTGGTAGAATAGAGTGGGATTTTGAAAATGATGGCACTACAGTAACATCAAATGGTAGCCCACAAACTTATACATATGATTATTCAAGTTTAGGAGGTGCAGTTAATGTTTATACAGAGGATGGCACAAACAGAAACTACAAGCAAGTAATTTTTAAAGCAGAACAAGTAGCAAATTTAACACGTGAAACTACTTGGGAGTTAGATAATAATATGTTTGCAGATATTAGATGTAGTTTTGCTGGTTTATATCCAAGAATACAAATACACAAAAATCCTTATTTACGAATTATAGAATGCACAAATCAAGGCACTACAAAAACAAGATGTTGGGATAACCTTTCTTACTTAAATCTTGAGCAATTCATATGCCCATCACCTATAAACATTTATGGCGTTCAAAATGGTGTTAGTATAAATCAAGATTTAGATAATGTTATTGGAGGAACATTTAATAATGCACGATTGAAAAATATTAATTCTATTAATTCTAAAATAAGTTCTACAAACGCATCTGCAATAGGCAACATAACAATTGGCAATAATGGCATTGATAGGTTTTATAGTTCAACTTTTGAAGTAACTGGCACAATAGCTTGTACTGCGACAAATGTTAGGAGATTATTTAACAATTCCACAAGTAAGAAATTAATTTTTTCAAGTTTCCCAGCTAACCCAACATCAATGAATGCGACCACTAGTAGCAGACCTTTTGGTGGTTGTAATTTTTTAGAAGAATTAATTTTACCAAATTGTCAAAGTGGTTTTAGTATTATAGATTGTAGAATGGGTGCAACAGCATTAGATGCATTGTTTACATCATTAGGGACTGCAAGTGGAACGCAAACAATCACAATAACTGGAAATCCAGGTGCAGCATCTTGCACTACATCTATAGCAACTAATAAAGGATATACAGTAGTAGTTTCATAAAAAATAAAATAAAATGTATTATAGAGAGGACATACAAAACGATAGTTGGTACGTAGGTGATGAAATTAGATTCCCTGATGGTACTGTACTAAAAAATGGTGTACCTGATTCTTTTGAGGGTTGGGATTGGAGTACAGAACCACCTGAAGAATATATCAAATGGTTAGAAAAACAAAGACTTAAAGAACTTCGATTAGCTCGTGAAGATGAAATATAGTTTTGTTTAAATATTTAGATTTATTATTAATAATTTTTCTAATTTCTTTATATATTTATAACAAAAAGGCATGGCTAACGTACCAATTTGGCCTGGTTCAAGTAATTTTTTTCCAGGCAATACCCCCTTCGGATTCTATGATAATGATTATCAATTCCAACAAGATGCAGATAAATTCGCAACATTTGCAGCTCGTCGGCTAGGATATCCTATTGTAGATGTAGAACTTCAAGATTTAAACTTTTATACTGCTTTCGAAGAAGCAGTAACTATATATGGCAATGAAGTATATGCCTATAAAGTAAGACAAGATTACTTGTCTTTAGAAGGAGTTGATATTGAAAATGATGTTCCCACAATAGATGGTAATCCTTCATTAGCATTTTCATCTATTACCCCTAATATGGGAGTAATAATAAAATTATCAGAACAATATGGTACTGAAGCAGGAACTGGAGGAAATGTTGATTGGCATACAGGTTCAATTGCTTTAACATCTTCAGTTCAAGATTATGATTTAAATGCTTGGGCAGTTAGTCAAGGGTATAAAAATAAAGATTTAGAAATTAAAAGAGTATTTTATGAATCCCCTCCTGCAATTGTAAAATTCTTTGATCCATATGCAGGTACTGGAGCTGGAGTAATGAATGTAATGGATAGTTTTGGGTGGAGTGGATATTCACCTGCTATTAATTTTGTATTAATGCCCCTTAACTATGATTTACAGGTAATTCAACAAATAGAAATGAGTGATACAGTTAGAAGATCTAACTATTCATTTGAAGTTCAAAATAATAAACTAAGATTATTTCCTATTCCTGATGGTTCAGTATCAAAATTATATTTCCAATTTTTACTTAAATCTGAAAGATTAGCAAACAGTATATCAGGAAATACAGGTTCAATTGCAAATGTATCTAATGTTCCTTATACTAACCCAGTTTACACTTATATCAATTCAGTTGGTAGAAGTTGGATATTTGAATACGCTTTAACGTTAAGTAAAGAAATGTTAGGATATGTTCGTGGTAAATATACTACAGTGCCTATACCGGGCTCTGAAGTAACTATGAACCAACAAGATTTGTTATCATCAGCTACAGCAGAAAAAACAGCATTAATTGATAGATTAAGAGCATATTTAGATGAAACATCTAGAGAAAAATTACTAGAAAGAAGATCATTAGAAACAGAATACAGACAAAAGGAATTAAATCAAGTTCCTCAACCAATATATATAGCGTAATATGGCATTATTTGGAGCAAAAAGAGATATAAGTCTATTTAGACACATTAGCCGAGAATTGATGGGAGATATAATCACCCAACAATGTGCATTCTATAAGTATAAATTAGAAGAAACTAAGGTTAATATCTATGGTGAAGCTGCTGAAGAAAAGTATTATATGGGTCCGGTTTTACTTGATTGTATACTAGAAAGAACTGATCAACAATACCCTGAAACAGATTTAGGTACTGATTTTAGTTGGGGCGCTACATTTAGATTCCTTAGAGATGATTTACTAGATAAAAATAAAGATTTCAATATAGATACAGCTCTTTATGGTGCTGATTTGGTTCCTGAAGTAGGTGATATTATATTATATCAAGATGGATATTACGAAGTAGATAATGTAAGTTCAAATCAATACTTTGTTGGTAAAAATCCAGATTATCCAAATGATGTAAACCCATTAAATCCTGGATTGGAAGACTTTGGTTCTTCTATTTCAATTATTTGTGAAACCCACTATGTACCAGCTGATAAGGCGGGGATTAGTAGAGAAAGATTTTTATAATGGCAGAAAGAGGAAGAAAACCAATACCTAAAACACAAAGAGAACTTAGTGTTTCACAACATGAGCCTTATGTTAATCCTGAAACGGGAGAAACTGCAGGCAATCCTAATAGTGCTGTTGATTTAAATAGGGGTGAACAAGTATCTTTTAAAGGTGATACTGTTAAACCATTTTCTTTAGGATTTAAAGAAATAGATGAAGCTCTATTTTATTATATGGAAAATATTATTAAACCAACTGTTCAACAAAACGGTGTGGTTCAAAAAGTTCCTGTAATATATGGTTCTCCTGAAAAGTGGAAACAAATTCAAAAAGATGGTTACTATAGAGATAGTAAAGGTAAAATTATGATGCCTCTTATTACTTTTAAACGTAATAGTATTGAAAAAAATCGTAGTTTAGCTAATAAATTAGATTCTAACTTTCCTAACAACATAAATGTTTTTACAAAATCATATTCTAAAAATAATGCATACGATAACTTTAATATTTTAAACAATAAAATACCACAAAAAGAATATTATGCTGTAGTAGTTCCAGATTATGTTACTATTACATACGATTTTATAATATCAACTTATTATATAGAACAATTAAATAAATTAATAGAAGCATTTAATTACGCTTCTGATAGCTACTGGGGCGATCCTGAAAAATTTAAATTTAGATCTAGAATAGATTCTTTTGCTACACCTGTTGAATTAGTCCAAGGTGGAGAAAGAACAGTTAAAGCAACTTTTAGTTTAAAGTTGCATGGTTATGTAGTACCATTAACTACTCAAAAAGATTTATCTTCTATTAAGAAGTTTAATAATAAAACTACTGTAGTTATTCAAGAAAAATTACTTTAAAATAAAAATTAAATATTTATAGTCATGGAAAAAAAAGTTTTAACTCAAGAAGAAATTAGTAAAATAAAAAAATTAAAACAACAATTTGAAGATCTTACAATAAATGCAGGTAATGTAGAAATACAAATTATGAACCTTCAATTACAAAAAGATCAAATTAAATCAAATTTGCAACAGTTACAGCAACAAGAAAAGGTTATAGCTCAAGAACTAGAGAAAAAGTATGGTGATGGAACCATTTCTTTAGAATCTGGCGAATTTTTACCGAAAGGATAAAATTTTGAATAGTTTTTGTATATTTATAATAAAACATAAAATAAACATAAAATGGCAGAAACATTAATTTCCCCAGGTGTATTAGCAAGAGAAAATGACTCTTCACAAATCACCTCTCAACCAGTACAAGCTGGTGCGGCAATTGTAGGACCTACTGTAAAAGGTAACGTAAATATTCCTACACTAGTTACTACTTACAGCGAATATTTAGCTAATTTTGGTAGTACATTTACTAGTGGTTCAGATGAATATTCATTCTTAACTAGTATATCAGCTTATAACTATTTCCAAAACGGAGGTACTTCATTATTGGTAACTAAAGTAGCATCAGGTTCATTCAGTGCTGCTACATCTTCTATAATAGCAGCTTCAGCATCTACAGATAATGCTTTTACATTAAAAACTTTAGGAGAAGGTGAAATCATGAATAGTACTTCAACTGAAGGAACTAACGGTTCTTTACCTAGTGGTACTACAGACAATGTAAGATGGGAAATTGTTAATCCTGATTTAGCAAACGGAGTATTTAGTGTACTAATTAGAAGAGGTGATGATACTAACCAAAATAAAGTAGTATTAGAAACATTTACAAATGTATCATTAGATCCAAAAGCTCCAAATTATGTAGCTAGAGTAATTGGAGATCAAACCCAAACAGTACAAGGATCAGGAACTGATGTTTATTTACAAACAACAGGTAATTATCCAAATGGTTCAAGATTTGTAAGAGTAAGTTCAGTAACTCAAAAAACACCAGATTATTTTGATAATAATGGTGTTGCTAAAAATGCATTCACATCTTCAATACCAACAGCACAAAGTGGCACATTTGGTGCAGCTACAGGAGATATTTTAACAGGAACAGGAAAGTATTATAGTGATATTAGTGCTACAGATTCACAAGGGTTAAAAGGTGCTAATTATACAACTGCTCTTAATTTATTAGCTAATAAAGATGATTATAGATATAATTTAATTACAGCCCCAGGTTTAATTTATGAAAATGCTGATCAGAAAACACCATTAAATACATTAATTTAAAATACTGAAAATAGAGGAGATGCTATTGTTGTAATGGATCTTGTAGGGTATGGTTCAACTATAGCTCTTGCAACATCAACTGCGAAAGATAAAGATAGTTCATATGTAGCTAGTTACTGGCCATGGGTTCAAGTTACTGATCCGGATTCAGGACAATTAGTATTTGTTCCAGCTTCAACAATGATACCAGGTGTTTATGCCAATAATGATAGAACATCAGAAGCATGGTTTGCACCTGCAGGTATTAATAGAGGTGGAATGGGAAATGTAAGACAAGCAGAGCGTAAATTAACTCAAGCTAATAGAGATACTTTATACACAGGTAAAGTAAATCCAATAGCAACATTCCCAGGAAGAGGAGTTGTAGTATTTGGACAAAAAACACTACAAACACAAGCAAGTGCTTTAGATAGAGTAAATGTAAGAAGATTATTAATTGAATTAAAAGGATTTATTTCCCAAATATCAGATAATCTAGTATTTGAACAAAATACAGCAGCTACAAGAAATCAATTCTTAAGCCAAGTAAATCCATATTTAGAAAGTGTTCAACAACGTCAAGGTTTGTATGCTTTCAAAGTAGTAATGGATGATAGTAATAATACAGCAGATGTAATTGACAGAAATCAATTAGTAGGTGCGATTTATATCCAACCAACGAAAACAGCTGAATTTATTTACTTAGATTTCAACATTTTACCAACAGGAGCTACTTTCCCAGTATAAAAAGTTTAGAAATCGAATATTTATAATTGAATAAAAAATAAGAAAATTAAAATAAAATGGCAGTATTAGATCCGAACGAAATATTTTTCACAGCCTTTGAGCCAAAACAGGCAAATAGGTTTATCATGTATGTAGATGGTATTCCAGCGTATATAATCAAAGGTGTTAGTGGAATGGGATTTTCACAAGATGAAATTGTACTAAATCATATTAACACTTACCGTAAAGTAAAAGGTAAGTTAAGATGGAATGATTTAACAATGCAATTATTTGACCCAATTACACCTTCAGGTGCACAAGCAGTGATGGAATGGGTTAGACTACACCACGAATCAGTAACTGGTAGAGATGGTTATTCTGATTTTTATAAAAAAGACTTAACAATTGATGTATTAGGTCCTGTAGGTGATGTAGTATCAGAGTGGATTATTAAAGGTGCATTTATTAAAGACGCTTCGTTCGGTGATTTTAATTGGGATGATGATGGAACAGCACTAAATATTGATCTAA